GGCCGTGCTTAGCCGCGACAAACGTAAAAAAATACGGCAGGAGCGCAATAAAGTTGCCCAGCAAGGCGTGCATTGCCGTGTGGTGAGCGGGCATGACGTCAGCCCGCAGGTGAAGCGGCGCGAGATAAAAGCCGACCAAAAAGCGATATAAATTGATGTTCAATTAAGTTTCTAGCAATGAAACATAATTACGCACAATAAAAGTAATAAAATATGTTTGTTGTTGCTTATTCATAACCAATCAAAAAAGGATAATCATGGCAGACTTATCAAATATAAAAGAAGTCGTAGAAACTACTCACGTTGGCGAGGTTAACGCTTACATCAAGGCAGGGTGGAAATTAATCGATACTGCTGGTGGAAAATGGTCCGATTCCCAAGAAGCGTTTATCAAATACACATTAGGTTGGAATCAGGACACAGCCCCTGTAAGACCTAGACTCTGGTAATTTGTTAATAAGCCGCTTTTAAGCGGCTTATTTATTTATAGTTCGTGATCAACAATTCCGTTACAGGAATATTCTTTGACGAGTTTATGCTGTAACTTGTCTTCACTTCCCTGATATTGAAGTCTGCGAATAACTGTCGTATTTCGGGCACGTTATTGATACTGACTAACCAACGTGCTTTTAATCCGCTCAGAACGTCTCTCAGTCTTGTGAAATCATCACGGCCAAACAAACCCTTACCGTAGTCGTTCTCACACGCCCAATAAGGCGGATCACAATAGAAAAAAACATGTTCACCATCATACCTGCGCAGCAGCTCGTGATAAGGTAGGTTTTCAATCTGCACACGTGCTAATCGTAAATGTGCCTGGCTTAAATCCTCCTCGAGGCGCGTGAAATTCAGACGAGGTGGACTTGAGTTGGCCACACCGAATGATTGGCCAGTACACTTGGCACCGAATGCATTCTTGACCAGGTAATAGAATCTGGCTGCACGCTGGATGTCAGTCAAAGTACTTTCATCCACTCGCTGCAGCCGATCCCACTCATCCCGCGACACTAGCATCCATTTAAAGTAACGCACGAACTCTTCCAGGTGATTCTGTATGACTCTATACAACGTGACCAGGTCACCATTAATGTCATTGATCACCTCTACCTTCACCGGCTCTTTACGAAACAGCAACCAGGCAGCACCAGCGAATACTTCTGCATAGCACTTATGGTCTGGAATCAACGGAATAATTGTGCTGGTGAGCTTTGACTTACCACCCACCCAAGCAAGGGGAGATTTTCGAGTTTTTAATGAGCGGAGCTCCATGAACCTATCCTTAAATAACCAGGCGTTCATGACGCTCAATATAGTGAAAGCCGGTTACGTTTCCGGCGACAAGGTTGCAGCAGAGCCTTGCCCGTTCAAGTGTTCTAAAAAGTTGTTGGTTGGGCTACTGACCTGGTCAGTGCCATTAACCCCGTCTGCAGATCAGTTTGTCCAATACTTACCCAGCGCTGATCGACACCTTGTTCTGTACGCAGCTTTGCAACCAAGTCGCCCAGGACAACGCCTTGCTCTTTAATCTGATTCATCAATGCGATTTCCTCTGCAGATAAATCACGATAGCCTTTGATGTGTTGATGTTGATTATTCACCATGCTCTCCATATAAATTGATCTGCCCACACCTCGGGCATTTGATACTTAATTTGATGGCCACACCCACGGCCAACTTACGATTACATTTCAAACAACGAAAATCATTTTCAATAATGCGGTACTGCATACGGTCACCCTTATAATGACGCTGCCGATCGGCGGCAGGGTCTTTGGTTGATCCGTAGAGATGTTACGGTGAGACGGGGAGCATAACGGGTGCAACCGTTATGCTTCTCGCCCTGTTTTTTAGTTTGGCCACTCCAGCAATGGCAATTGCGCTTCTACACTTTCAATCGAAGGAACTTCACCAGAAATTTGAAACGATCCGAGAATCGCGTAACCACGTGCCCAGGTCTCAGCGGCCTTTAGTGCCAGATATCTGCACTCTGCTCTAAACTTAATAACATCTGCGTGCAGTTCAGCAGGCAAAGAGTCAATCTCATCATCTGATATGTCCTTGTACTTAGCTGAGCTATTGACGTTGTCATAGTTACGAGTACGCGCAAAGTTATCAAGGCGTGACTGAATCAGGGAGGTATATTGCGCAATGAGCTGCTCGTTGTCCGGGGCGGGCAAATAAATCAATACCGGGTTGCCATCAACATCGGCCACCATAACCTTATTTGCCGGGCGATCTCTGACCACTTGCTCATAAACATGATCTGGATACTCAGTAGCATCATCAGGCCATGAGCCTGACTCTTCATACGAAGCTCTGAATTCTGGGTCATACCAGGTATTCGCTGTTGCGGAATAAAACATTTATTTCTCCCTAATAGCCTATCGATAATACATAAGCTTCAGCAGTGGGTTGTGAAGATCCAGCCTCGCGCGTATTTAAACTTAAAGTCGCACCATTTACCGTTGGTACTGGAGACTCATAAACAGCAATAAGATTTAGAACCTTACGACTTGTAACGATAATATTTAAAACTGCGGTTGGGAAAGCAATTGGATAGGTGAATGCAACTGAACCAACATTCGTATAGGCTGGAGTTGAAACTCGTTGAAACTGTATGATGAGATTCTTACGACTTCCGTCTGTTTTATCTCTGTACGGTAAAGTAACATAATCATTGTTGCCGTTACCGCCAGCGCCAAGCAATCCAGCAAGTAATCCGGCAGCCGTCACATACTTGGCATCATCCAACCCTGAGCTCACTTCTGCCGATGATGCCTTCGCTAGCGACTGATCTTTCCGAGCATAAGTCAATGCAGTCGTATTGATTACAATTGGAGCATCAGTAGTAAGCATCCAGATCGAATCAGCCAAAGTAGCGCCTTGCGTGACCTTAGTTAGCATTCCAGCCTTAATCTCAGAGCTTTCATCCAAGTAAGACACTCGCGTCCACGCCCCAACAGCAGCTACATACCATCCATTTGTTGCAGCAGCTGCCTGATTTTTCACCAGGATGATGTCACCGCCAGTCAATGGTGCAGGCCAATCACCACCACCTTGCGCCGCCAATCCATTAAGGACAATAGCGGCAGTTGTTGTATAACGTACCCCCATATCTGCATTACTCAAAATAATGCTCATGGCCTTCAATAGCTGGGTATTATCATCGGGATCAATCGTCAATCCTGCAGCCTCGATGACATTACAAATCTCTTCCTGATTGGAGTTGAAAACTTCGGCATTGAGAATGGTGGCAGGAATGCCAAGCTCTTTATTCCCGTTGCGATACCCATGTTTGCCCAGGCCATATTTGTCCTGCTCGGCGGTTGGTCCTGATATGCGTCTCATCTAAGGTCCTGTATAAGCAAAAATAATAGTTGTGTGTGATGGCGAGTAACGATTAATACGACACTCAATTGCCTCATCACCCCATGATGCCAGCGCATTATCACAGGGTGATTCCGCGTCCATTTGGTAAAACCCACCATCAGATGGTAGGTTCATCACCCAGGTATACTTGTCATCAGGTGAATGCAGCTCATCGTTGCAGTCATCATTACAAGTTAACTCCATAAATTTGTGATCTACTGTCGCACCTTCATAGCCCAAGTCAGACGCGATCTGAATGAAATATGCTGCATTTTGCCCACCTTGCATTCTCAGCTTGGCAGACAATGCTACCTGGCGCTCCTGAAGAGACTGCTCTTTCGTAACGCAGATATCCGGTAAACCAGCGAAGCGCTCCCAATCATCAATCAGCTCAACGGTTTCCCTTGGGTCAGCCTCGTTTGGCAGATTTCTTGCCCTGGCATCAATGCGGGCAAATTCTTTTGCAATCGCAGTGAGCAGCCTAGTCATAAATGCCAAAGGTGCACGCGTCCAGGCTAAACCTTCCGGGATGGCATTCTGTAAAAGCGTTAAATAACCTATGACGTCCATGTGAAATTACCCAAAGTCGTCATCTTGCCCAGAGCACGTGTTATGTCTGCATTAGGGGTTGGCATTACATAGTTTTTTTCGCCTGCAGCCAATGAAATGGCCTCGCGAATATGGCTGATTAATAGCGTTCCGCCAGGAATGGATTCACGCTTGATTAGATCATCCAATTGAGCAATCACAGCAGCTTGAACTTCTGGAGTATTGGGAGTTAGTCCAATGGTAAAGTCTAGTGGCTCTGCTATTGGCGCAGCGGCAATAGCAGTCGCTGTTACTGGAGCTTCACTATTAAGTTTGGCTTGTACAACAGCAACTTCTGCATTTGAAGGAATAATGTTGTCATCGTTATCACGCACAAAACGAACTGTCACAGTACCAGCCCCCATCTCATGCCTATAAACCCAAGCCCTTGTTACACCAGGTACTTCTTTTGCCCAGGTAACATAATCATGATCTGCGCCTCCATGTGGCGGGTTTTGAACGCGATTTTTAATTCGCTCTTGAACACTTTCCTCGCTTTCAACATCTGCACCGCCGGTGATGGCCGCAGCATCGACAATAGCGTTTGAAGACACGCCATCAATTGGTTGAGAGAGCGTTAAAATTGTGCCCGCATCAGTGTCACCTGCAAGGCCTGCCACTTCTGCAGTGACGTTCAGGGTCAAACTGGTGCTACTAAACACACCAGATTCATCAGTGCGAAACTCAACACCGTCGCTCCTGATCAAGATGGTGTCTTCTTCAATCTCGCTGCCAATACTTCCGTTAAATACGACAGGTCCAGAGGAAAACTCTGCTCCCCGGATTCCATCATCGAGCCAGAAACTTGCATGCCTGGCCAAGTATTCACCCTGAGAATAGATTGCAATAATCTGCTGGGCTATAAAAGCAATAAACCCGTACAGGGTATGCGCCACAAGAGCAATCACTTTTGCAATGATGTTTAGATTTCTGCGGCGAACCTTTGCATCGACACCATCAATTTCGGACTCCATATCCGCTTGGGTGCGTTTGATCAACTCGGCAAGTGTTGGTCTTTCCCAGGCCATTATTCTTGCCTCCATAGGTTGGCAAACTGGTAGCGTGTTGTTGTGCCATCTGGCCGTTGAATTTCAATGATGCTGGCAATGATGCCCAAGGGGTGATAGCGGGCAATTTCAGCGGTAACATTTACCGCTTTTGCAATGCCATCTGTGACCAGCCACGCCAAGCATTCATCGAGATAGAACTTAACTTTGGCGACTGTATCTGCAGTAAGTTTTGCACGTGCAAGCAGCCACAACCGGCTACCAATCTTGTCGCCTTCTACGTCAGCGAAACTATCCATCCAGGAGCCTTGCTTATCGTCACTCCCGGGCGGCAGCACATCGTCGTCTGAAGCGCGACGGTTTGTGAAAATACTCATGATGACAGCCGTATCCAGGCTAGTATCATCCTCCAGGCCAAGGCCAGCCAGAGCATAGTCTGCGCCATGCTCCATATCGATAAAGACTGTCCGAATATCTGCCATGTAGGCATGATATGGATTTGACCTGGTGCGCTACATTAAAACGGATTAAAAAATAAAAGCCGCTGAATTGCGGCTTCACATCGGGTGTAATTATGGTATTTCAGGCGGGGCATGAGGGTGGTGCGGCCTGGCTTCATCGTTATCCTGCCACGTTTCCACGCCTTTGTTATCCCAGCTCTGGCCGTGGCCATCAACATCAAACTTATATCGTGTCCTGGCATGCACTTCCACGATTTCACCTTCAATGCGTGCGGTTTCCTCTGCTTTAACCGTCACGTTCTTGGCCATGATTGACATGCCACCATCTTTATCCAGGATGATATGGTGCCGGTGCGGCTCTTTATCCAGGTGCGAATACATGGCCACCTCACCAGGCTGCAACCCTTTCAAGCGATGACGGCCATCATCCATTGCAATCACAATGCCGTGATCACGATTCCCACTGACACAGACCATGACGCCTTCAGCACCAGGTAATGGCACCGAGGTATGGCCATAATTTTGAATGCGCTCGACGCCATCGCGCGTTTCGTTGGCCAGAAGCTTTACCTGCACCACTTGAATGCCACCAGCATCATTGATGATGTTTAATATTGCCCTGGAGACCATCAAACGGACACGTCGACGCAAAGGATCGGTCACTTTATTTATGATTCTGACAATATCCACTACAGCATGCTCCAGTCATCTGATTTCTTACCTTTAGGAGCGACACTAGCTCCTGCAGCCGCCCCCTTTTTGCCGCTAATGGCACTCTCCAAACGCGTCGTTTTAACACCCACCAGCAGATCCAGCGCTTCACGGCCAACCAATGTTAACTCAGTCAGTTTGCCTTCAGTCTCGCTGCTAATGTAAGAGCCTCCGGCAATCAACAAGTCTGCGTCAGCACCCAAATAGGGGGAATACAAATAAACCATCGTATTAGCACGCCATAAAGCGCCAGTGACATTACGCCAGCCACGCACTGTGATTGTTGCGCGTGCGCTACGGCCACGCCTAACATTGCGTTCCCACTCAGCACGTTGCCTGTACGTTGCATGCGGCCCTTTGTCTTCAGCCAAGACAATTAAAGGGCGATAGCGCTTCACAAATGAATCAGTGGCCCTGGCCATCACTTGCGCATGATTTTCGGGGGAGTCAAAGTCATCACCGGCACGATCCTGCCCTTTGATGATGTATTCGCTGAAGCGCTCTTTCATGCTGTATTCACCAGCCGCCTTCAGGATGTTTTGCCCCTGAATCAACTCAGCGATCGGAGCTGTATTCTTTGCCCTGGTGAGTATCAGACCGCCTCGACCGTTAGATACCGGCAGTACCGCCCGCATCCGGCATGCCCGGTCAATACATTCAAAAGCGGCTTCACCTTCCTGGATGCTATAGCTTGCAAATTTATCTCCGACCGGAGCATCGACAATCACTGTAATGCCGAATGGCTTGCATAGGTCACGCACGATTTGATCCAGTGAGCAATTAAGCCACTGGCCAGATTTATAAATAGCAGAGCAGTCCACCAGATCACCGGTGCGATCACGGCCATTGATGTGTATCTCATGATTTTTGGCGTCAAAGCTTGGCAGGTTGTCATCCACATAACCGGTGACCACTATCTCGTTATCGATCAACACCTGGCATTCAGAACCTACCAGAATCGGGTAAGGGTTATCCTGGCCAACCCAGCGATCCTTCAAGCCGATATCAAAGCTGCCAGCGATCTGCTCGATGCCAAAAGGAATACGGCAGCTTTTCCAGCCGCCGTAAATATTGCCATTCACCTTGAGCTCAATCATTTCTTAATAAAGTCCTGTCTTAGCATTTCATAATCGCGTCTCAACTTTTTACTTTCTTCGGTCTCAACCAAGACTCCCCATACGTGCTTACACATCCGGCTTGGCGGCGGCGGAAACGGAGCTGGTGGCGGTGGGCGTTTTATTTCATTAGTCATCTGTTAAAACCTCCAATGCACGGCCACCAGGCAGAAACCCCGGGTGTGCAATTTTGTTCCTGGTAACGATCTCTTCATCGCGCGTGGCATCACCATATAAACGATACGCCAAGACGACTGCCGGCATCGTTTGCTTGGGTGTGTAATTCACCAATTTGCGCAGATCCACGGCACGGGTATTAATGTCTTTTACAACCGCAGCACGCAGGTCGGATAAAGCAACAAATACGTTATCGTTGGCGGTCAGCTGCTCGGTGTTAATCGCATCGATCACAACGTCACGGATGGCCACGGCCTGATCCTGGCTTTCAAATTCAATACTTGCTGTGGCACGTGCGGCCTCTACAATCGCCGTTTGCCTGACCAAGTTGCTAACTGCGACCGCATTGTTTGTCTGCCGAATACGGCTCGGTGTTGTCCTGGTACTTGCAGTCGACCTCACACCGAATAATCGCTTCAGGGCATTGAATGCTGACAATGGGGAGTTACTCAGACCAATGATCGCAGCAATCTGGCCACTAATTGAACTGGCCAGGCTAGTTGGGGTACGCAACAATGTTGTGATCTTAGAAACTATTTTGCCCGCACTGGAGGTGAACGCAGGCAGAATGGACATATCAGGCAGCATGCTTTTTGATGCAGCGATGACACTGTCCAGCGCTCCATTGACCTGGCTTACTGCATCTTGCTCAACAAAATCAGGCGTATCCTCAACACTGAACTCCTCGCTAAAGTCATCCTGTATGGCTGCCAGGGCTTTATCTGAAGCTGCGTCAACCACGGCCACAGTATCAGCTCTAACCGTTGGCTGCGATTGAGTGCCCACCCGGGTAAAAGTAACAGTCCAGCTTTGTTTGGCTTTTTCGCTAATGTTCTCAGAAGGCTGGCAAGTGCCTACCTGGACATTCATAGTGCCGCGCCAAGGGTGCACCAGTTCGCCTGGCCCCTTTTTATTAAAAGCGGCTTCTAAAGCCTCCCGCTTTGCAACCCAATCGTTGCCAACAACGAATATGGATAATGTGAAGACATGCGCTTCACCGCCCAAATCTTCACTACTGGCCTCATCCTTATCAGCGTATTGATCAATAACAGAACGTCGGCCCATCTGACCTTGTGACTGTATTGTATGAAACTCAACCCCGCGAAAACTACCTTTATACTCAGCCATAATTAACCACCAGACATGTGTTGGCCATTATCAACGCTGACCTTGAGGCCTGGTTGATTTGACGTGAATTGTACGGTTGGCGCTCGATCATCATGCAAGTGAACATCCAGGGTACCGTTCAACTCACGATCCTGCTTTTCACGCCAGGCCTTTTGTTTTGCGTCTGGGTCGTAGCTGAAAATCTTGTTCAGGATGCTGCTGAAATCCTGCAAGCCCTGCACACGGCCAACATCATTGCTGGTGTCGCCAGCCCACTCAGTAGCACCATACATTGCAGCAAAAGGCGCTACCGCCAACCCTAAATTCTTCATCATGGCCGCTGTCATCCAGCTATTTTTCAGAGCGTCAGGCTTTTTCTTTAGTAGTGCTGCCTGGTCTTTTATAGGCATACCAGGCAATGAGGATTCACCCCCTAAAGTAGCAGGCATATTCACAACATACACAGGCATGACGCCAGCAGCATTCTCTAAGGCTTTGCCAGTGGCAACTCCCGCGCCAAGCCCAGCAATTCCGCCACCAAGCTTCTGCAACATTTTGGGGCCATAGCGTTTCAGCAGAATGCCACTAAGCGCAGCGCCGCCTCCGGCCAGCAGCAAATCGTTGCCATCCATTCCCATACCGCCTTTTTCTTTGCTGTCCAGGGTGTATTTAATGGCTCTTTGAATGCTGTCATTGATCGGCTGGGCAAAGCCGTCTGCAGCCTCTCTCAATGTTGATTTAAGCCGACCAGATTGGTCGACCGCATTACTGATTGCGGCAGGAAGATCTCGTTCAATGGTGCCACCGGCTGTCGCTATCTCGCCAGAAAACTCCCTGATGGTTTTCAGCATGTCGCCGTTCAACAGCACGCGCATGCCCTTAATAGTATCCAGGTCAGCTTTACCAAATGCTTTCTGGATATAAACCGCCTGTTCTTTTTCAGTATTGAGGGTGTCGTATTTCTTTTTGATATCCTCAACCACTTTGAAAGCATCACGGCGGCTGCCATCTGCATTAAAGAACTTAACGCCAGTGGCCTTTTGAGCATTTTTCATATACTCAAGGTTGTTAAACAGGCGCAGGGTAGAGTCGGCCAACGTGGCCAGGCGTTCTGGCTGTCGTTCGATCTTGGATAACCCCTCAATAAAACCAAGGGTCTGTTCAAAGCCCATACCGGCACTGGCGGCATTGGGGCCCACACGTGAAAATATGCTGGACAGATTCTCCAGTTCGGCATTACCTAAGCGCCCGGCCACAGTCATTTTGTCCAGGAGACCAAGGGCAAGTTTTGGTTTTGTGAGGTCGAAATTGTAGGCTGTACCGGCGACGGTCAAACTATCAGTAAGAATATTCGCCTGTGCCCCGGTGACAGCCATTGCCTTGTTAGTGGCATCGATAACGTTCTTGGCTTCATTGAGTTTCAAACCAGCCTGTACAGCATTATTGAAACCATCTTTCAGCTCGTCAACGTTCTGGCCAGTCTCTTTAGACATTTCAAACAACTCCCTGCGTAGCCCGGCAATTTCCTCCCGGGACATATCAGCAGTCTGACCAATTTGAGTGAGACTCTTGTCCATTCTGGCTGACTGGATGTCGGTCGCAACGATACCCACGGTGACACCCAGGCTAGCTAAGCGGCCTTCTAAAGAGTTAATGCTGGTTTTGAAGGCTGTAAATTCGCTTTTGGCGGTATTAACCAAACGCTTAACGCCACGCTCACCGGACATGAAAGCATTGATCATGCGGCTGGCATCAGC